GAACTATTCAAAATAGTTGATACGGTTAAATATGATATATATTATATTTCAGTTAATACACCAGAAGATAAAGATAAAATCAGAAGAGATAGAGATATTAAAGAGATACTAAAAGATGATGAATTAGGAAGTTTAGACGTATGAAATCATTAGAATCCATTTATAATTCAATTTTACTAGAGAATCAGAATATTACTAATAATATAGATCTTGAGCGGTTAAGGCGTTATATATACGGTACACCCGGTAAATGCACTATTAATAATGATGGATCTATAGATGTAGATGGTAGTGTGAATTTAAGTCGTAAAAAACTAACTAAAATCCCTTTCAACTTCGGTAAGGTGAGTGGTAGTTTTTATTGTAACCATAATAAACTAAAATCTTTAGATGGAGCTCCCATTACTGTAGGTGATAATTTTAGTTGTGGTCATAATCATCTTACAACTCTAGATGGTGCACCTAATATTGTGGGTGGTAGTTTTTGGTGTCACGATAACACTGAAATTCCTTATTCAGAGCTATTCAAAATAGTTGATAGTGTGAAATACAACATATATTATTCGTCTTGTTACACACCTGAAGATAAAGATAAAATTAGAAGAGATAGAGACATTAAAGAAACACTAAAGGATGATGAATTAGGTAGTTTAGATGTATGAATATTATAGAACGCGACACCATCTAAAATATTTGTATTGAATTTCTACATAAAGATAATATAATAATTACACATACCGATTATTACATTCATTGCAGTAATTAATAGTTATAATATATAAATAATACATATATGCATACGTTAAATGAAGCAGCACCAGATTTATATGCTAGATACAAAAAAAGAGGGTCTCTAGTATCAAAATATGAAACACAAGATCAAAAATATAACTTATCTAAATGGTCATATAAAGCATTACAAAACTGTTTATACAACGCTTATGTAGATAAATCTAGACCATTGTTAATTTTCGGTAAAGCTGGTATCGGTAAATCTGATGTAGTGCGTCAATTTAGTGAAGCTGCAGCTAATAAAGAGAAGCGTACATATGTAGTGTTTAGTGATCTTACTAATGAAGAAAAGCAAGACGTACTTAAACAACCTGAACAATATTTTGTATTCTGGGATATTAGAGGTTCTCAGGTAGAACCTGACCAAGTAACAGGTATTCCGGATTTAGAAAAAGCTAAACAACAAGGGTATTTAACATATTCTGTACCTGAGTGGGTATATTTTGTCACCAAACCAGGAATCAGCGGTTTATTATTTTTAGATGAAATTAATAGAAGCTCCCGTGCAGTATTGAACTCATTCCTTCAGTTAACTCTAGATAGGGTAGTATCTAATAGAAAAATCAGTAAAAATGTAATGATTGTAGCTGCGGGTAATTTAGGTTCAGAGTTTTCCACATCAACAGAAACACTCGATCCTGCAGATATCGAAGATTTACTGCGGGTGTGTTAGTGGCTGATATTAATGGTTGGACAGAATATGCTATGAAAAATGGTATTAATGATTATATTATATCATTTGCTAAAGCCAACCCAATCGACAACTTCTATAAAGATCCTGAATCAGAAAACTCTCAATATGTATCACCTAGAAATCTAAAGGCTGCATCTAGACGAATGGATTTAGTAATCAAACGTTATGAAGAAGCAGACGCTAAAAATGAAGATGTTAGTGAAGACATATATACAGCCATAGGTGAAGCTGTTGCCGGTGAAACTGGTCCAGAATATGCTAATAGATTCATAGAATATATTAAAGCTATCCATTCATTTGATTGGGCAGAAATACTACAACAATCAGACGAGGATAAGATTAAAGAAATGTCTATAGATCAGTCATGGGCATTAGTAAATTTTATACACGACAATTTACTAGCTAAATATGAAGAAGCTCGTAGTAAGAATGATAAGAGACAGGAAGAATCTGTATGTAAAGAGTTTGTAACTATTATAAAGGGTCTGCCTGCAGATCAATTAGCATTCCTAATTAAGAAGCTTAAAATATCAATTCTAAAGGAGCACATACCCGGTACATCTCTTAAGGAAACCGCTCAAATATTTAAGGAATTTATTACTACTGCACATAATATTGCAAAAAGTACTAATACTAGTATTGCAAAAAAAATGTCTGATTTAATTAAGAGTATGGCTAGTGTAAACTAATGAAATCATTAGAATCCATATATAATTCAATTTTATTAGAAAATCTTAATATAGATATTGAGTTATTAAAGAAATGTGTTAAAGGTACATATACTATTAACGATGACGGGTCTATAGATGTGGATGGTGATGTAATTTTAAGTAGTAGAAAACTAATAAAAATCCCGTTTAAATTTAGAAATATAATTGGTGATTTTTTTTGTAGTGATAATCTACTCACATCTCTAGAAGGTGCACCTATTAATGTGGGTGATAGTTTTAATTGTAGTGGTAATAGACTCACATCACTTAACAACGCACCTAATATAGTAGGTGGTGATTTTAGTTGTACCTGTAATCGGCTCACATCATTAGATGGAGCACCGGATAGCATAAGTGGTGATTTTCTATGTGTTCATAATGACAATCTTCCTTATTCAGAACTATTTAAAATAGTTGATAGAGTGAAAGGTGATATTTTTTATTCACCAGATTATTTACCTGAAGATAAAGATAAAATTAGAAGAGATAGGGATGTTAAAGGTGTATTAAAAGATAGTGAATTAGGAGATTTAGATGTATGAGACTACTAGAATCTATATATAATAATATAAGAAATATTTACAGTAATAACTCACTTAGTTTGATTACAGAGAATACCAATGAGTCTAATATAGAACAACTTAAGCTCGACATAGTTGAAGGTAAGATGAAGTTGTATAATATAGCTCCGTATCTAGGTAGGTTAATAAGTGAAGTTAATATTATAATTGTGGATCCGAACGATTCAAATGTAAAAACTATGGGTGTTGATAATCATAATAATCTATACATCAACCCCACATGGTCTACTACATTATCTAAAGATGAATTTCTTGGTGTATTTGCTCATGAAATGTTACATATTGCGAATGGTACTCATATCAGACAGGGGGCAAGAAAATTATCAACTGGTAGTGGTATTACATTATGGAATTTAGCTACCGATGCTGTAATGAATTATGCATTATCTCAAAGCGGTTTTAAAATACCAGAGGGATGTATAATACCAGATAGTAGTGGTGAGTATCAATTTAAAAATGAAGATGGTAAATTATTAGGTACCATCTATGTAACGGAAAACAGATCACCGCTACCCGCTGAAAACGTATATAATCAAATAGTTGAAATCTTTAAAAACCTTAAGAGTGACGATCAAAAAAGTATTACAGGTAAAGATGGTACTACAGATAAACATTTAAATGATGGTGAAGCTAGCGAATCAAGTAAAGGTAAAGCTCAAAAAATATCACCCGAAGAATTAGATGCTGTAGAACAAGATAGACAACGTAAGATATCTGATGTAGATAAAGGTGAGCAAACAACTACTAATAAAGGTTCTAGTATTAGAGAATTAGTACAAAAATCTATACCCATAAAAATAAATTGGCGTGGTGTTATTACTAAGTATCTCAAATTACTGGATAAAAAATCTTATAATTGGATGATACCAAAGAAGCGCGCTTTTGCTTCTGGTTATTATGCTCCAAGTTATAAATCTGACCCTAGTAAATTATCTGCAATATTTGCAATAGACACTTCCGGGTCTATATCACCAGAAATGCTTAAAACATTTTTTGATGCTATAGATGATATGATTAGTGTAGCTAAAAAAATTAACATATATATCATATTATGGCATGAAAATGTATATGATACTATAGGTCCAATTAAGAATTCAAATATGCTATGGGATGCATATAATAAACGTAAACTACAGAGTGGTGGTACTCATATAAGTAGTTGTAATGAGTATATTAAAGATTTAAATGCTGAACTTACCGTATTCTTAACTGATGGTGGTGTTAATGAAAATGATTTAAGCTCATTAACAAAGAAAGGTAAAAAACTATTCATAATTTTAAATCCGCAATTGGATAATGATATATATATAAAATTCAAATCTATAGGTGAAACTTTAATAATAAACCCTAATAATTTCAAGTAATTAAACCTATTTGATTAATACCAATTTAACGATAAATAACAATATGCAGACAACATTTAGTAAAGCAATAGATGAATTAATCACTAATCTTGAACATACCTTTAATATTACACCGTTTAGGGATGATGAGCCTGAAAATAATATTTCAGAATCTCTCCAACCATCTCAAATGGATAGAATTAAAGAATATGCTACATCATTTATAAATAATCTTAATATACCAGATACAGATAAAACAAAGATATTAAGAGTTATACAGAGTACTAATAATCCATATACATTAATGACGAAATTAAGTCTTATGTCTTCGTAATATGTATTATAAGGTAATAGATAAAAATAAGAGTAGAAAAAATCTCATAGGTTCACCAACTATGAGGATAATCTCTTACCTTAGACATAACGAAGGTTTACAATTTAATGCTAAATCTCAAAGTGACGCATTACATGTAATAACAGATCATGTAATTAATAAATTGAAGCTTAATAAAAATAAGCATGGATTGATATCATATATAATAGATGATCATTTCAGTATCGTGGAAAATAATATACCAGAACGAGCCGGTGTATTATCAGAATTCAATCAACTATATAATGAATTATTAAGCGGGTTAGTATTACATCCCGCTTAACTTTAGAACGTCCCATAAGGGCTAGTATCCACACCATTAATACCGTAGTTAAATACGGTATTTTTTGTGTCTGCATCTACATCGTATTCATACTTTTTAATCTCTGTAGATGATATAGCTGATAATGTAGTACCACTAACCATACCAGCAAAACTATTATCATATACTTGATCCATAACAGCTTCTCTAGGTATGTTTGGTTCATTTGTAAAATCAAACCTCTTACCTCTTACTAGCCAAACGTAGTGACCAGCTAATTGATTAATTTGTGATAATTCCTCATCATCTCTACTAGTAATTTGATACATAGCACCTGCACGTCCGCCGGGTCTATCATTACCAAATTCGGTTAATCTTACTACATCATCACTCTTAGGTTCTTTACCTATACCAAAAACTGCTTGATAACCACTTATATGTATTAATGCAGTAAAATCACTTGTAGCTTGTATACCGAACCTAGAAAGTAATATACTATCATTACTAATAGCGACACCCATTACTATATTTTTAGGATCTGCATATCCGGCCATAGAATCTTCACCATAGAAAGCATCATGAGCAGATAGACTATATAGATTCTCGAAATATTCTACATTTTGTCCGTAGGCATTAAGAATTTCAGACCACCAAACATTAAACACATACCTCTCATTAGTGTTTATACTCTTATCAGTAAATCTTATAGGTCCATCAGTATAACATAACTGAAAACCAGATAAATCATTAAATGCAGAATTTGTAATAAGGTCCATTTATTTATACTTAGTTTAGCCTAAATACATATATCGGATCCTTATTAATATTATGTCAACAGTAAAAAGTTTCACTGAACTAGGTTCAATATATCAAAAGCAAATATTAGATGGTAAATCTAATGTTATTACAGAAAGTGTAGATAAACAAACAGTAGGTAAGGTAGGTGATATAGGTACACCCAAATTAACTAAGGGTGGTGATGAAAAAGCTAAGAAAGGTTTAACTACACCTAAAGAAGGTAAAACCGAAGACGGTAAACCTGAAGACGGAGAAAAAGCAATTTCACAAAGTAAATCAATTACAGAATCAAAACATAAAAAAATGAGTACATCAATATTCGATAGAGTTTTTCAACAAATTGTTGAAGATGCAGACACATTAGAAACCCCAGAAGCGCCGGCGCTTGATAATACCGTAATATCCGGTGGTGAGGTAAGTGAAATGGGTGAAGATGAAGGTGTAGATACACCACCCACTGATGAATCACCTGAAGATATTGTAAGACAGATATGTGAATTAACATCTAAACTTAAGACAATATACGGTATTACCGATGATGAAGAGGGTGTAGATGATACAGTTGAAGATATTGATGCTGATGTAGGTGATACAGTTGAAGAAGCTGTAGCAGCTAAAAGTTTAGCATATTCTGCGGGTAAATCATTACAAGGTAGGAAAAACACTGTAGGTAATGTTACACCATCAAAAAAGAAGAAGGTTAATACAAATATTACTACCGGTGATGGTACACCATCAAAGATTGGTTCAGTAGAAAAGTTAGCAGGTAATAAAAATGTTAAAGTGAACGGTACAAGTTCCGCCGTTAAGGGTGGAAATGCTTGCGCGTTTAGCTCTTAATCAATAAAGATTAACTTATAATTAAAGCGGTTGTATATTTACAACCGCTTTTTTGTTTGTAAATATACAATATGGAGCTTCGGTATATAATCGAAAGTGAGTTTGATTTATTTAAAGATGTACATACTAAAAAACGCGGTATGCGTCATCGTAGGGATGGTGTTGGTTTGAATCTAGATAGAAAACATCAAAATATAATAGCCGATATACATAAAGCTCACCCCGATCAAATAGTTGAATTAGAACGTCTACGTAAAGCTAAAACAGGTACGGGTTTTGTTAATTTCAATACCGGTGAGAAGCTAAAGAGTAAGTATGGATTAACACATGATACTGGTTATCTAGGTACTACAGGTATAAAAATAATTAAAACTGATAATGGGTATAGATTAGTTAAAGAAGCTGTCATAAAAATTGACGACCGAAAATATAGTGTAAAATCGCCAGATGATATATATTCAAAACTACCAGGTACTCATGCTGTATTTGCTATCAAGGATGGTATAGTATATTATATGATTGGTGTAGGTGATACTCATATTAATATATTACAGAAAGTATTAACAAATACTCCAGATTTTAGACTTCAAGCATTTCCTAAACCTACAAAAAATCAATTCAAATTATTAGTATCGCAAGCTGAAACATATAGGGATCAGTTTAAATACAATGCGAGCAGAAGAGATATTAATGATTGGGGTGAAAATGGCAATCCAAGATTATTTTTTGATATTACGGGTAGGTTAAACATCACAACAGATAATAATAGCGTTATAGCGTTTTGGAATGATTCAAGTAGGATAAAACCGTATGTAGATTTAATTAAGAGTTTTTTATCTCACATTCATACTAATACAGACCCTATTGTTGTTACATTAGACAATAAAGATACTACATTAGATACTATGACTCATAATACTAATGTAGATACTGAGTTATTAAAAATTCAACATTTAGTACCAGATTCTAAGAAATCATTAAAGGTAGCTGCGGGCAGTAAAATTCAAAATACCAGAGCTGTTGATTTAGGTTATAACACAGCTGCAGAATATAATGCTAATCGGATAATAGGAGATTCCATAAATGGCTAAAAAAAATACAGTTAAATATTATTTGGGTAATCAGAATTTACCCACACCAAATACACCATTTGAGTGGACTCCAGAAATGTTAGCGGAGTTAGAATTATGTAAAAAGAATCTATTACATTTTGCAGAAAATCACTTTTATATTATTAATATAGATGAAGGTAGACAAAAAATTATATTACACAAATTCCAAAAACGATTATTAAGAGCGATGAGGGATCATCGATTTGTGGTGTGTACTGCAAGCAGACAGATCGGTAAAAGTACTTGTCTTACTATTTTCATTTTATGGATGGCGTGCTTCTTCCCTGATCAAAGAATATTAATATTAGCTAATAAAGAAGAGACCGCTAAAGAATTACATGCACGTATTAGATTTGCATTTGAACTATTACCCAACTATTTAAAACCCGGCGTAAAAGGCTACGGTAAAACATCAATAGAACTAGAAAATGGTTCAATCATAGAAGCTAGTACAACCAGTACGGACAGCGGTCGCGGTAAGTCTATATCATGTATAGGTAAGTCTGAATTAATTACTGTAAGAAATAAAAAAACAGGTGAAATTAAACGAATACCTATAAGTGACTTAATGCAGTCACAATATAAGTAAAACATATGTCTCAGATAATTAAAAATATTACGGATTGGGAAGTATTAACCCCAGATGGTTACCAAGATTTCATGGGTATATCTGAGAATGAGTCTGAGAATGTTATTGAATTAATATTTGATAACGGTAGTAGTTTTATATGTACTGATGATCATAAAATTTTTACGAGTAATAATAATAAAGAATCTGCTATAACATTATTAAACAAACAGATAATATCAAGAGGCGGTACTGTACGAGTAGTCAGTATTAAGCCTACCACACATCAGAAAACATATGATTTATTATCAGTTAGTGGTGGTCATCGTTTTTATGCAGGAAATCAGGAAATTTTAATTTCAAATTGTTTATGCGTTGATGAAATGGCTCACATTGACGATCTAGATGCATTCTTTGAATCTGTATATCCTACTATTTCATCATCTAAGAAAGCAAAGATGTTTGCTATTAGTACACCGAATGGTAAAAATAATAAATTCTATCATTTATACGATGATGCAGTTAAGGGGTTAAATGGTTGGCATCCAGAAAAAGTGAATTGGGATGAAGTACCAGGCAGAGATGAAAAATGGAAGGAATTGACCATGAGAACCATGGGATCATTAAAATCGTTTAGACAAGAATATGAAAACTATTTTGATGATGATTCGGGTGAATCTGCATTTAGTGAAGAATTATTTAAACTACTAAAAGATAGTGTTAAAGATCCGGTACAAGTAATTGAATCACCAAAAGATCATCTTGATATCTGGGAACCTCCAGTTAGTGGTCATATATATTCAATAGGTGTTGATGTGGCTGAAGGTATAGGTAAAAACGCATCAACCGCAGATGTTTTAGATATTACCGATATAAAGAATATCAGACAGGTAGCATCTTACTGGACAAATCAAATAGAACCTAAACATTTTGCTGTTAAGGTTCTTGAAATTGCACGTAAGTGGGGATCACCACCTCTTTGTATAGAACGAAATAATCACGGTGGTCAAGTAATTGATGTATTATGGGATAGATATCAATATCCTAACATAGTAACATACATACCTAATGCGGGTGATGCCAGTCAGAGATTTGCAGAACGTAAAGGTATAATGTCACATACCAACTCTAAATATCATGCGGTAATGAATATGAGATACTATATCAGCGAAAAGAGGTTTGTTCAAATTAATAACATTAACACGATTAATGAGTATGAGAATTTTAAACGTAGAGCTAATGGAACATGGGGAGCTAATGATGATGAATTAGATGATAGGGTAATATCTATTATGTGGGCTTTAATGATACTAGAACCACATGTTACGAAAGATTATTTTGAAATAGTTGAATTAGACGCTCAAGGAAAACCAACAAAACTAATACCTAACTTTGATACATATATAAGGTCAAGTGATATTGTAATACCTCGTCGTAATTATAATAGAAATACTAATAATGATTATAGTCGTTATGATTTCATGCCTACATTAATAGGTTCTAGTAATAATAGCGTTTATGACGATTTATCAATGCAGGGATGGGAACCTCTTCAACAATGAGTGATACAGCTACTCAAGTACAATCTATACTCAATAAATCTAGTTTAGATAAATTTAGAATGATTCTAAATTTACCACCTATTCTATTAAAACAAAATACAATCGATGTATCAGATAGATCAGATGATTCGGTAAATTTAAATAGTCTACAATTTTCAGTATATGGCGCGGTAGTACCAGCGTCATACGTACCACATACTGATGTCAGATTCGGTGGTCAAGCTATTAGCTTAACGACATATTCAAGACCTACATA